GTTCCGCTGCCAACGTATCTCATCAATGGATTAGCAGTATTTCTACTTCTGGCATTCCCGCTTTAAGTCAACCGGCTTTTACAGATGTTTCTGGAACCGCTACGATAGCTCAAGGCGGTACAGGACAAGTTACGGCAGCCGCAGCTTTCAGTGCTTTGAGTCCGATCACAACGACTGGCGATATTATCTATAGCTCTTCTGGAACTACAGCCTCAAGATTAGCTATAGGTTCTACTGGAAACGTACTAACTGTATCCGGCGGAGTGCCTATTTGGGCCGCCCCAGCTACTTCTGGAACAGTTACTTCAGTCTCGGTAACCCCTGCTAACGGGTTAGCAGGTACAGTTTTAAATCCCACAAGCACCCCAGCTATCACTCTCTCGACCACTATTTCGGGGATCCTATCGGGGAATGGCTCTGCGATCAGTGCAGCTCCAACCACAGGTTCAGGCTCTGTAGTTCTCGCTACCTCTCCAACATTAGTAACCCCTTTACTTGGTACCCCTACTTCTGGAAATTTATCTAACTGTACAAATTTTCCAGCAACTAGTTTAAGTGGGGCTATTTCATCTACCCAAGTCACTACCAATACTTTTTTAACTAGAACTGTTCAAGTTTTTACGACCGTGACCGGCGCTGGAACTTATAATTTACCCACATCTCCTAGAAAACCAAGGTATTTAGAAGTGGAAGTTGTGGGCCCAGGTGGTGGTGGTCAAGGTGGTGGTACATCTCCAGGCGCCGGTGGCACTTCCACAGCAACTACATTTGGAACTTCATTATTATCTGCTGGTGCCGGAGGTGGTGCATCTACTACTGGTGGCGCCGGAGGTACTAATTCTCTCGGAGGTCAACCAGGAGATCAAGTAAATGGTGGCAATGGCGCTCCCGCTATCAATGCATCAGGATTATTACAAGCGGCAGGTGGACAAGGTGGAAGTTCTTATTTTGGTGGTGCAGGGAATGGATCCTCAGGTTTCGGCGCCGCGGCTGGGGTTGGTCAACCAAATAGTGGTGGTGGAGGCGGTGGTGGAAGTGGATCGAGTACGGGTGCCGGTGGTGCCGGAGGTGGTGCCGGAGGTTGGCTTAAAGCAATTATAGACGCTCCATCTAACTCATATAGTTTCGTGTTAACGGACGGTGGTTCAGCGGGAAGTGCTGGGACTGGCACATCAGCGGGGGCAGGTGCTAAAGGAAGTGCTGGAAAAATAATTGTCTGGGAATATTATCAATAAACATGAGGTTTTTAAATGAATTTAACAGTCGGAGCGGTAGTTCCCTTAAGTCTTCAATTACCAGACCCTAATTCAAGTGTTTTTGTACAAGCGACGATCGTCGATATTTATGATGCTCCTGTTTCAGGGAGTCCAGTGAATCTCACGTATGGAACGGATGGTAATTATTTCGCAAATTCATTTCTCATGCCAAACCTTCCCTTCATTCGTGCAATCTATACAGTTTACACCGATTCAGGGCATAGCGTCCCATCATTACTATACGGCCTCTCAAGTGACATCTTTGAATTAGTGATGGATAACCCTGGTAGCTAAATCAGTCAAACCATAACCGGTAGGATCACTCAAAATAGCAATGTCTGTTATATCAACACAAACCCCCTTCAGATCGTTCAAGGTGCTACAGCGGCACCCTTTACAAGAGCAGCTTTGACGTTAGAAGATGAACTTGTAGCTTGCCAAAGATATTATGAAAAATCATTCGGTTTGTCCACGACTCCAGGAACTTCGAGTGGCGGAACTTACCACTTAGCTAACGCTTGGGGTGCTAATAGTGTTATTGGGAATAGCGTGAGATTTTCAGTAACTAAACGTGTGGCCCCAACGATGACATTCTATGACGATACAGGAACTGCCGGTCAAACACGCGCAATTATCGGCGGAAGTGCTGTTTATACAGCTATTTCTGCAGGTACTATTCAGAAATCGGAATTCGATACTAGCCTGTCTCCGACCGTAACGGCCGGTTCTTGTATTTTAACTTACTACGCTTGGGTTGCAAGCGCTGAAATTTAGGAGATTATATGCAATTTCAACTAATTAAAGACCCTATAATAGGTTTAGATTCAGCTAAAGTGGTTAAAATCATTGATGATAATAGTATTATATCGTTTATACCTACTGATCCAGCTAATTCCGACTACGTATTATACTTATCTTGGTTGGCCAGCGGTAATTCACCTTTGGCTTCTATTTAAAAATAAGTAATATCAATTAGTTAAGTATTATAAAGGCTGGGATGAAAATCCTGGCCTTTTTTCGTTTTAACCTGCAATCTTAATGATATAGTATTACAGGAGATTTCTATGCCGACAAATTTCGATGCACGTCAGTCAGTTTTAAGACCTCAATTACCTATATTAGGCAATTCGGCAAACGAAACTCTTGATAATGTTTTAACAACAGTTGATATTGAGTTAGGCAAATTATTCGGCAATAACAATATGTTACTGGATGGTTCAGGCATCCTTACTTTTTCCGGTACAGAGCTCACATTTTCTTCTGGCACGTCTCTTGCTTTAGATTTCAGTTCAATCCTAGGAGGCGGTCCAGCTATTCGGTGTGTGATCGCAACTTCAGCTTCAGTATATTCGTTTAATCCAGGAGACATGTGGTATGCGATTGTAAATCGATCACTCGGAACAGTAACTGCTAATACGACCGTTCTTGCTGCTACCGGTCTTCCGGCACTTGACGCTGCTGATCTTGAAGTTTTCTTAATCGCTAAGATGATCACGGATGTATCAACTTCTACGAATCGACTGTGGTTCCGCAATGGCTGGGTTATCGATGCAGGTTCTTCATTACCAATCGGCGGCTCCGCTTCAGGTTTCAGTGTAGATTCTATTCTAACATCAAATATTGATGGAACAGTAATCGTTGATGATATTACAGGTGATGTTTTAGTAGACGCTTAACCTATGTAAGTCAATTTTCCGTCTTTAAAACCAAAACCAGGCGCTAAATATACTAGGCCGCATCTACAATTAGGGTGCATCAGCAGCATTGACGGTACATCTTCGCCACGTATATGATAACCCTGTTTAAGTTCACTGAATTTCCATATCCTAGGCGTTACGCCGTCCTCGTCCAAGTGTAAACGAATGCATTCTTTACAAGTAACATTATCTCTAGTAATTACGAAATAGCATCTTGGATCCATATCTCCAGCGCTTAATCCCACTTTCTTGATATCTAATGCTTTACCAATATTTCTAGCCTTGGTACTCTCAGTATCAACTATCGTCTTCATATGAGAACGAGCTTTATCCAATGAATTATGCAATAGCTCTTGCACTTTCTCGCCCGATATAGATTCACCTTTTAATGAAGCTTCTCTAGCTAAAGCGCCGATTCCTTCTAATATATCAGCTTTAGTCTTGCTTTTTAATGATTCTATGTAACTTAAAGAATTATCCAAAATAGATTTTAACGCTTCGGATTCAAATATATTAGGATTTGTATTACGTAAAGATTGTACGAATAGATTCGCCAACCCATAATTAGGTTTGGTTGAAATTATGAGATGTTTCTTATGTCTTAATTTAGGAATATTGCCAATGAATTCAAGAGCTAATTTGTCGAACAAATCTTCAACAGTTAAAGCAATAGATTCTTTATTAGCAGATGATAAGTCACGCATAAAACCTACCTTCTTAGCTTAAAATGCCCAAAGTACTTAAGATGTCCTTTTTAGCACGGTTTTCTTCTTCTTGCCAGCCCTTCATAACGTCACTCACAATTCTTTCTTGCAAAGCCAAAGACTGCCTAGTATTCTCGTCAGCTTGTGGCAAGGATAAATGTAAATGACCTTCTTTATGAAGTCTGATTTCTTCTAAAGCTTTTATAAGATCCGTAGGACTTAATTCAGATTTGTGAACTAGTTCTTCTAGTCTGTTAATGTGCTGATCAAGCTCTGAGCCGCTTTCTGGCTGCATAGGAGCTTGTTCAGAAGGAGTCTCTTCAGTCGGTGCAGAAGAAGCTGAAGGAGCAGCCGTTGAACCGGCTTCTGGTACTGCAGTTCCTGGAGCTTGTTGAGCTTGAGCAACTTGTTGCTGAGCTTGTTGTGCTTGTTGAGTTGCATTGTCCATTTGAGCTTCTTTTAGACCAGCTTCGAAGCCTAAACGCCATGCCGTATCAACTGAACTTAGATACTTAGCTTTTAATTGTTCATACTTATTTTTATAGTTTATATTTGACATAATTATTCTTCCTCTTCCAAATCAAGCATATCGGTAATTTGCATTGTCATGGCGTCTAAAATCAACTCTTTACTTCTTGGAGCTAAAAAAGCTCTAGCTGCACCTGATTGTGATTGCATTAGTAACTGAAAGTTTTGAAGCCAGAACGGATCACGTTTATAACGTAATATAGGATCTAATGACGCTAATGGATCACTGAAGAATTTCTCTCTTAGTTGACCAGCATCCATGAACTTATCGAATATCAATTGAACGCGTTCATTAAAAGGAAAGTTACCGCCAAAGATATCGCCTACGGCATCTTTATCAACTTCATTTAATAAAGCATCATAAGTCATGTGCAGAGCTGAATCTTGTTGTAATCTTGCAGATTCCTTTTCTTTAGATTCAGCATCTAAACCGGCGAAGCGAATCTCGGCAACTTTAGCAAGGCCTGGATCAATCAAAGGCATTAACATTTGATTGAAGAAAGTTTGCATCTTCAAAATCAAAGGCCGTAAACCAGTATCCCTAGATGCGCTAAGTTTAAATTCGTTTGACGATTCAGATAATGTTTGACTGTTCGTTCCTTTGCTCAAATGCCCATAGCCAGGAAGCTCATCTGGGGACATTGAGAAAGAAGCTAAAATAGTTCTTGCCACTGCATCATACATGAAAGCAAATTCACTACCCAAACCTTCACCAGTCAAAGGAAGCCATTGTACTGAATCGTCTTTTGTGATACCAAAAATTGGAGTTCTAAAACTATTTGATACGCTATTAATTGAAGCGTGGAATTGTAGTTTAATACTATTCAAAGTTGCTTCATCGATTTCATCACTGTTAATAACTAACATACCTTTAGAGGCGCGACCGTTTTGGAAGTACAATTCTTGGTAAGTATCGATATTAATGTGAGTTGTTATATTGCTAATAGTCTTATCGATTGGAGTGACTGGATATCCATTATGTGCAATATCTGTAGAAGGATAGAAAGTGTAAACTAACATTTCCTTGTGAGTAAAAGCTTGTTTTGGTAATTCGTCCACTACTTGTAACCAGGCGTAATGATCTTCTCGTAGACGGCCAAAATCTATATCATATTTATCGCCAGACATTTGCTCTAAAAGCTTAATTGCCGTTTCTCTTAGATTATCGCCAACATTTTCACCTTTTCTAACTGCTGGACGAATTGTACCCACATCGATTGGTCTGAATCTGTGAAATGGATAATTTCCATCTGAATCTGGTTGAACAGAACGATCGTAAACAACTTCAGTAGCAAATCTACCGAAAGATACTCCGTTCATTCCCTGGGTGTAAAGGAATTCAGCTAATGTCATTAAATCTTGTGTTTCCATACCAGTGGTATGGCCGCAGTTTAGTAATAGATATTCAAATTTCTTCAATCTTTCTTTAATGATAAGTAACTGTTCTGTATTTAATACCTTTAATATCTCAGGTTTAATTACGACTTCAATACCAATGTCAAAACGATCTTTTCTTAAATGTCCAAATAAACTGAACATGCTTCCTCTAGCGGCAACTATCGCGCCTACTAAGGAATCCTGAATCCGAATGGATTTTATAACATCATCGGGAACTAAATGACTCTTAACTTTCCATACGCCAGGATAAACATTATGCGGTAAATAGTCCTGTGTCATTGCAAGACGAGGAGCTTTACTATTAGCTACGCCCGTTGCGGTATTTAAAGCTTTCATTAAAGGCGATAGACTACCTGCTTCAGATTTCTCTAAAGATTCAGGATCTTGTGCAAATATGATAGTTTTCTTTTTCTTTTCATCAGCCATATATGTATAACTATATCATTACTCAATTGATAATATAAGAACATTCGCATTAACTATGCCACTGTTCGTGAGACTTAAGGACCAAATCGGTGAAGTTCTCATGAACATACCGTTTCTTTTCTGATTAGGACTATATATAAAAGGAGCCACTTGAGCAGTATCGGTCCCGTTGATCAAGATATCGCAAGGAGCATCGCTTTCTATGTAGACCCATTGCTTGGCAAAACTATAAGCTATAACCTCAGTCAAGATACTGCTTTCGGTAGGTAGAATGCTGGCGCTGCTAAATTGTAAGGAGTTAGCAAAAACTGAAGTAACGAAGTAAGTTCCTAGAGTTGCTAAGGAAAATCCACTTGATAACATTAAGGCGTCACTTATTTGAACGCCGAAGGCACTGAATATGGCGATTTGAGAAGCAAAGCTGGAGCCAAGAGTAATGGGGCCTTCTGAGGCGCCTAATAAATTCTCTATGGTAAAACTAGTAGCCGTATTAGCTATGACTTGATAAGTTCCTTGATTAGCGGCATTGAATTGACTGCCAATGCTTACTTGATCACCTACAGATATACCGCTGAAACTAGCTATTGCACCGCCGGAGCTCGTGAAAGTAGTAATTGGACCATTTTGAACTACTAGAAACTGACTGGTAGCGTCTGTTCCAATAACTCTAGGAGTTCTAAAGTTAGGAAGCAAACCGCCAGTAGCTGTCAAGGAATATAATACCGTGGAACCGGGGACCGGTGCGATGCTATAAGTCGTTGTATTATCTTGAGTTATAGATCGAACGCCAGTGAATACTGCTTGGGATTGACCTGGAGCTAGGGAGTATTGATTCGAATTAGCTTGTTGGATCGGGAAACTAGTTAGATCGCGATTCCATTTGAAGTTCGATAAGCTAGGAGATCCACTGCCGTTACGGTCTGAGAAGGCATTAGCGAACATACTTAAACTAAATCTCATAGAATCACCTTTTTATTATAAGAACTTGATACTATTAAGATTGGCGTCTTATTTTACTTATAGTATTATGTATCAATTTGTGTAAATTCATATACTTAGAAGTCGAAATGGAACCCGCCCTTGCGGCCGCTTTTGCTAACGAACGGTGCACCGCCTGTACGTTTAGCTATTTCTTCCATCATTTGATTAGTATGTAAACTGTTGTCCGGATTAGTTAAGTGATCTACTCCTTCGGGCTTCAAGAAATGAAGTTGCTGAGTACCTTTAATAGGGAACAGACACTGAGCTACGTATCTCATAGCATCGGCTCTATCTGATACTCCTGGATCATCATCAGGCTCTTGAGTAGGATTGCCATCAGATCCAAGTTTAAAATGGTGATTTAAGAATGCTTCAATAATACCTTTGTTCGCATCATTGTCTAAAACTTTTAATAATCTACGTCCATAGCCATCAGTTATTTTGCTTCTTAGAGCATTAATACCGCCTGCGACGTCCTTGGTGAACGTGGGACACTTCATTCCATTTCTAGTGAATGATTTAATATTCGCTGGCATAGCTTGGTCACAGTACCATTTCTCGCAGCCATACTTATCTCTATAAGATTTGGCGATTTCTAAACACTCTGCGAATTCTAAACCCGGCGCGCCGAAGCAGTCGACTATCCAGATCTCTCCATTAGGAATTAGAGCGAAAATTACTATGACGAAATCATGCGAGAATCCCCAGTCCACTCCAGCATAAAATCTAATACCGACTTGTTTCATTTTCTGTATAAGATCAATTTCAGGTATATGTTTCTTTAAAGACGGTTCACCCATCAAGGTTTCCCATGCGTGATGTAGAGAGATAACATTGCCAGTATTTAGTTCATTGCTAAAACGAGGATAAACTAAACCTTGTGAAGAAGGACGCCAACATAACATTTGTGCCTCTGCCATATCTGGAGGAAGTTTTTTAATGTTACTTATTGTTAAACTTATAGGCTTAAATAGGCCGCCCTTATCTTTACTAGAACGACTAGCTAATCTAGTTTTACATACCGGCAACAATGGGCAGTCAACACAACCACCGTGTACGGCTGATAATAGTTCCCATTTAGACTGCTCAGCGATACTTAGAGTTTCGT